GTTGTCCTGGCTAAGAAGGGCAATGAGGTCAAGATGGTTCGGTTTGGTGATGCCAATATGCGAAATCGCAGCTCTGAGCCGAAAAGAAGAGCCAATTTCAGGGCAAGACACAACTGCTCCACGGCAAAAGACAAATTCAGCGCAAGATACTGGTCTTGCAAGGATTGGTAATGAGCCTTTACAGGAATATTCACGCCAAGAAGAAAAGAATTGCTAGACAGAAAGCATCTGGGGCCAAGAAGGTCGAAAGAATGAGGTCTCCAGGGAGCAAAGGTGCTCCAACTGAAAAAGCGTTCAAGGCTGCAGCTAAAACAGCCAAAAAGAACCCTAAACCCCGTAAACAAACACCAGGAAGGAGGTGATCCAGTGCCAGGCAAACATTATGGTCGAGGTAGTGGTTACATGAACGGCAGTTCGACCACTCGATCCAACACCGGCAGAGGCTCTGCACCAGTCAGACGAGATGGTGTAAAGCGTTCAAAACCAAAGAGAAAATGAGCAGCAAACCCGTAATCCGTGTGGTTCAAAAGTAGCTATAGCTATAGCTGTAGGTAGAGCTATAGGTGTAGCTGTAGCTATAGCTGGTTTTTCTGCTCTATTTTCTAGGTCTGAATATCGATGGATTTGAACATCCAGCTCCTTGACTGGCAAAAGGAGGTTTGGAACTCCCCAGCCAGATTCAAGGTGGTTGCTGCAGGTAGACGGACTGGTAAGAGTAGGCTCGCTGCTTATCTCTTGCTGGTTCGAGCCTTACAGACCAACAAGGGTAGCGTTTTCTACGTTGCTCCGACTCAAGGTCAAGCCAGGGACATCATGTGGAACCTGTTGCTTGAGCTTGGTCACGAGGTCATTGCCTCGTCTCATGTAAATAATATGCAAATCAAGCTCCAGAACGGGACATTGATCTCGCTGAAGGGAGCTGACAGACCAGAAACCATGCGTGGTGTGTCTTTGGCCTTCCTGGTGCTCGATGAGTATGCAGACATGAAGCCAGAGACTTGGGAGCTTGTTCTGCGTCCTGCACTCACCGATCTGAAGGGTGATGCAATGTTCATAGGAACCCCTGTCGGAAGAAATCACTTTTACGATCTGTATTGTGGGGCAAGTCTCGCTAGTGATGACCAATGGCAGGGGTTCCACTTTACTTCCTATGACAACAACCTAATTGATCCGGAGGAAATCGATGCAGCCAAAAGATCAATGTCGAGTTTTGCGTTTCGCCAAGAGTTCATGGCTTCGTTTGAAGCAAGAGGCTCTGAGGTTTTCAAGGAAGAGTGGGTTCAATTCTCCGAAGAAGAGCCACCTGGGGATTACTTCATCAGCGTTGACCTGGCTGGATTCGCAGAACCAGGAACGAGAAGAAAAAAGCAAAAACACCTCGACAACACAGCAATCTCGATAGTCAAGGTCAGCCCAGAGGGTTGGTGGGTTAAGAAGATCATTGCTGGTCGATGGGACATCAACGAGACGGCAAAGAAGATATTTGATGCTGTCGAGGCTCATCAGCCAGTGTCTGTCGGGATCGAAAGGGGTATTGCTGCTCAGGCAGTGATGTCTCCTCTGCGCGATCTAATGGCTCAGAGGGCAAGATACTTCCACATTCAGCTCCTTACTCACGGCAATCAGAACAAGACAGCCAGGATCATCTGGGCATTACAGGGCAGATTTGAGAACGGACAGATCACCTTAAACAGAGGGGATTGGAACGACCAATTCCTCGATGAGCTTTTCCAGTTTCCTGATCAGCTAACTCATGACGATCTAATTGATTCCCTTGCGTATGTTGATCAATTAGCCAATGAGAGTTATTTCTCCGAATTCACATACGATGACGAAGCTGTGTTCACAGATTCTGCGGTGGGTTACTGATGGAAGATTATGGCGATTATCATGCTGATACCCTGGAAGGTTGGGTGATTGGCAAGGTTGATGAGTGGGAAGATCACTATCGATCCAACTATGAGAATCGGCACAAGGAATATTATCGGCTCTGGCGCGGAGAATGGGCGCAAGAGGATAAGGAAAACAACTCAGAACGCAGCAGAATAATCTCCCCAGCTTTGCAGCAAGCAGTTGAATCTAGTGTCGCTGAGATCGAAGAAGCGACATTTGGTCGAGGAAACTTCTTCGACATCCGCGATGACATCAAAGTCCCTGAAGTAGCTCCGCAAAATGAGCAAGAAGCTATGATGATGCAGATGGCTCAAGCCCAAGCTGCTCAGGAAAAGGCAAAAATCAAATATCTGCGGGATAAACTCAACGAAGATTTCAAGAAAAGCCAAACCCGCAAGAATGTTGGTGAGGTTTTGATCAATAGTGCGGTTTATGGCACTGGGATAGCGGAATTAGTCGTTGAGAACGTCACAGAGCTGATTCCGACAGTCAGAGTGACTCAGATCGGAGCAGAGCAGGGTACTGAAGAGCGGCAGAGGGTTTTGGTTCGCCTGAATCCTGTTCAACCTCAGAACTTCCGTATCGATCCAGCAGCAACCAGTGTCGATGATGCCCTGGGTGTTGCGATTGACGAATACGTCTCACCTCACCAGATTAAAATGCTCCAGGAGCAGGGTGTTTACTTAGACACCCCTGTCACTGCGAATGGAAACGGTGATTCGATCCTCGACGCCGACCATACGCTGACGGAACAGCCCAGGGACAAGGTTCGTCTTACAAAATATTATGGTCTCTGCCCGAGACATCTCTTAGAAACCTTTAAGAATCAAGATCGAGTGCTTGATGAGATCGATGAAGCAGTTGCTGAGATACTGGCAGACACCCCAGAAGTCCTGGGCGAGATGGGTGACGATGGCCCGTTTTACGTTGAGACAATGATCGTTATTGCCAACGGAACTACGATTCTGAAGGCAGACGAAAACCCCTTCTATTTGAAAGATAGGCCTGTCATTGCGTTTCCCTGGGATGTCATTCCTGGACGATTCTGGGGCAGAGGTGTCTGTGAGAAGGGATACCACTCCCAGAAGGCTCTCGACACTGAGATAAGGGCCAGAATTGATGCCTTAGCACTGACTAATGCTCCGATGATGGCTATGGATGCCACCAGGATGCCCAGGTCACTCAGAGGGGCAGATGGGGGCATTCAGATACGTCCTGGTCGAACAATACTCACTAACGGCAACCCTGCTGAAGTCTTACAGCCCTTTAATTTTGGTGCTGTGAGCGATATTTCCTTTGCTCAAGCTGACTCTCTCCAGAAGATGCTACAAACGGCCACAGGAGCGATTGATTCTGCGGGTATACCAGGGTCTATCAACGGAGAAGCGACTGCTGCAGGTATCTCAATGGGCCTGGGAGCTATTATCAAGCGTCACAAGAGAACGCTTGTGAACTTCCAAGACTCGTTTCTGATCCCAATGGTGAAGATGTCTGCAGTCAGATATATGCAGCTCGATCCTGAGACCTATCCTGTTGCTGACTACACCTTCGAAGTCACTTCTAGTCTGGGCATTATCGCCAGGGAATACGAAGTCACTCAGCTCGTTCAGTTGCTGCAGACTATGGGAACCGATACGCCTATGTATCCGCTCCTGGTCGAAGCAATCATCGAGAACATGAATCTGGCAAACAGAGAAGAGCTGAAGCAACTCTTGCAGCAGGCTTCTCAGCCCGATCCACAGCAAGCTCAGATCGCTCAGGCTCAAGCTCAAGCGCAAATCGAGTATCAGGCAGCTCAGACTGCAGCCTTTACTGCTAATGCGAGAGAAAGCGAATCAAGAGCCAGAAGGAACGAAGCTGAAGTCCGAGCAATGGTTCCGAAGCTTGAAAATGATCGCATCAATGCTCTCACTAAGGCTGCTCAAGCCGATGGCAACCTGACCAGGGAAGACAAGCGTCTGATCGAGTCAGCAAAACTTGCCATCAAAGAACGCTCTGTGAACGCTGACATCACTGATCGACTCAGGAATGCACAGCAAGCACAGCAGCTTTTGAGAGAGCAGCAGATCGCACAACTCCCCATAGCAAGTTGATTCCTCTGAGTATATTTCCTTACTGATTCTGTTCGTCAGAATTAGCCAATGTACGCAATCTCTAATGACGGCATGACTGATGCTGAATTTGAGCAGTATTACGCTGATTTGAAAGCGATGTTCAATTCAGACGGCTGGCAACAGCTTACAGCCGATGCTGAAGATGAGTTTGCAGTGCATAACTCTGTCGATCTGATACCAGCTAACCAGTCCCTGGATTTCCACCGAGGTTATATCAAGGCACTGACCTGGTTATTGGATCGACCGGTGTCACTGGAAAACGAAGCAGAAGAACGTGCCTCGAAGACTCTTTGATTTTAACTGTCCATCTGGACACGATTTCGAAGCCTTTGTGGATACGAGTCTGAAAACTTTGTCTTGTCCTATCTGCGGGACAGAAGCCAGTCGCATCGTCAGTTATGGTGGGCCAGTGCTCGATCCTATTAGCGGACATTTTCCGTCTTCGACCAGGAACTGGGCTAGGTATCGCCAGGACAAGATAAAAGCAGAGCGGAAGGCAGCCCAGGATTAGTTTCCCCTGGGTCTTCTTAATTTATCTGAGGCAACCCGCAAGGGTCTCAACTGAGGAAAACTGATGGCTGAACAGGCGCAGCAGGATAAATCCGACGAATTATTGACAGTAGATGAAATCGAGGACTTAACAAAGCCTCAACAGGAAACGCAGCAAGAACAACCACAACCTGAGTCAAAGTATGGGAACAAGAGCCGTGAGGAGCTTGAGAAGATGCTTGAAGAGACTCAGAGCATGGTTGGAGCACAATCTCAGGAAGTTATAAGAGCCAGAGATGAAATTGCTGCCCTGAAAGCTGCTGATCAATATATCGCTGGGCAACTTGCCAAGACTGAACCAGAGAAGCCTAAAGAGCTGGATTACTATGGCAATCCAGAGGAAGCAATTAAGCAGACGATCTCAAGCGATCCGGAGCTTGCTGCATTAAAACAGAGGGTTCAGCAGCAAGAAGCAGAACGCAAGAGGGAGAAAATTTCTGCCGCTCATCCCGACTGGCAGCAAGTTATGGACTCTGCAGACTTTGCAACCTTTGTCCAGAAAGATGCGTTGGCTAAGGCTACTCTCGATCAGGTCACGGCAACGCAAAACATCGATCTGGCAATTGAGTTAGTAACTCGATTTAAGAATGCCAACAGTAAACCAACGCAGGAAGTAAGGCAGGACGCAGTGAAAGCAGCATCGACAGGATCGGTTTCTGCATCCAGCGACAGACCTGCTGGCAAGAAGGTTCTTGCAAGCTCCTTGCGAAAGCTCATGAAAGAAGATCGAAAGAGATATGATTCTCTCGTTCGCTCTGGGGCTATCGGCACTTTATATGAGCAAGGGAGAGTCATTGAAGATTAACTTTTTCTCAAAGGTAAATTGACATGGCAACTTCCGTATATCCAACGATGACTGGCGCGCAAACCGCCACGACTCAAGCAGTATTTATTCCAGAAATCTGGAGTAATGAGGTCAAAGCAGCCTACGAGTCCAAGCTCGTTCTTGCTGATCTCGTCAAAAACATGGACTTCACCGGACGCAAAGGTGACACCATGCACATCCCTGCTCCCACTCGTGGAGCTGTTACAGCTAAGTCTGCTGGTACTGCTGTAACTATCCAAAACAACACTGAAGGTGAAATCCAAGTTGTTGTTGACCAGCATTACGAATATACCCGTCTGATGGAAGATCGTGCTGACATCCAGGGTCTCGACACCCAGCGTCAGTTCTACGTCGAGGATGCTGGTTATCAGTTAGCCAAGCAGATCGACACTGATCTTCACAACCTGGGCAAGTCTGCAGGTGATGGTGATGGTACAGACTGGACTCACAGTGCCTCCTGGTACTGCGATGCCTCTACTGGACTCACTGCCTATGCGGTAGACACCGTAGCTGCTGCAGACGTCTTCACAGACGCTTGCTTCCGAGACATCATCCAGAAGATGGACGATGCTGACGTTCCTTTCGACCAGAGAGCTTTCGTCATTCCACCAAGCCTGAAGAATGCCATCATGGGCATTGATCGATATGTGTCTTCTGACTTCGTATCAGGTCAAGGTGTCCAAAATGGTCTGATGGGTGAGCTGTACGGTATTCCCATCTACGTCAGCAGCAACTGTCCAACAGTCGAGACTGCTTCAGACAACTCAGCAGGTGGTGCGATTAAGGCTGCGACTCTGTTGCATCGAGACAGCTATATCTTGGCTATGCAGTCAAACATCAGAACTCAGCAGCAGTATAAGCAAGAGTTCCTGGCTGAGATGACTACTTCAGATGTTCTGTACGGTACTAAAGTCTATCGGGCTGATGCTGTTCAGATTCTGAACGTCAACGCTTAATCCCTTGTAGTTTTTCTGGGGGAGCTTGCTCCCCCATTCTTTTTTTTCTTGCGGGGGAAATATGGCAACGATAATCACCAAATTTTCGAGCACTGCAAGTGCGATCCCCACAAGTTCTGATCTTGTGCAAGGTGAACTTGCGCTCAACACTGCTGACAAACGACTTTTCTCAGAGAATGCTTCTGCAGTCGTATTTGAGATCGGCACAAATCCAAGCTCTGTCACAACTGGGACTCTTGATGTCTCGGGTGCTGCAAACTTCACTGCGGCTCTGACAGCAAACTCTTCACTGAATTCAAGCAATGTTGTCTTCACTGGCGGAACGGTGAATGGCGTTGTCATTGGTGGAACAACTGCCTCTGCAATTACTGGCACGTTAATTACAGCATCGACAAACTTTGCGGGTGCTCTGACGGGTAATGTGACGGGCAATGTGACTGGTAACGTCACAGGCAACGTCACCGGAGATGTCACTGGTAATGTCACTGCTTCGAGCGGAACAACTACGCTCAATAACTTAGTGCTCAATGGCACAGTCGATTTCAACGCAGCAGAACTGACTGACCTTAGCGACCCGACTGCATCGACTTCGGC